ACGCGAGCGTGGCGGACAGCAACGTCCTGGACCCGCCGCAGTCCTGGCGCGTCCGCATATGGGCCGACACCGACATATTCGTCCACGTCGACACGACGGCGGTCGACGCGACGGCGAGCGATTATCCGCTCGGCGCGAAGGATTCCCGCGAGAACATCTTCGTGGTGCCACCCGGAGGTTTTGTCTCAGTGCTGGCGCAGTCTGCGGCTGGCAACGTCTGGTTCACCCGCGTCAAGCACGGATAATCGGACGATGAACCATGTTGAGGCCGGTGTATGGTTTGATCGAAACCATTGAGGATGATCAGGCTGACGCCAGTCAGCCGAAGTCTCAAAGCTTGCGCATCATCAAGCTCTACACCGACACGGCAAAAACCCAAGAATTGGAGCTGACATCGGAAGCCGTGTCGGCTCCTTCTTTCATCAAAGACTTCGAATCAGCGTTAGAGTAGGAGAGTCAATGAGTCTCGTCGCGAACATCCAATTACTCGCCGCGCGCGTCGCAGCCGAGTGTAAGTCGATCCGGACACTGGTCAATGGCAACGCCGCCGACCTGTCCGCGCTGAACACCACCGCCAAGACCAATCTGGTCGCCGCCGTCAATGAGCTGAAGACGGCTATTGACGCGATCCCCAACACCGCCATCGACGACAGCGCCACTTCGGCGACGAAGACGTGGTCGTCCACGAAGATCAGCGCGCAGATCACCTCCGCGATCAACGCCCTGGTCAACGGCGCACCAGCCGCGCTCGACACGCTGAATCAACTCGCCACGGCGCTCCAGAACGACGAGGACGCGGTAGCCACGTTGACGGCACAGATCGCGGGCGCGGTGCGATTCGACATCGCCCAGACGCTGACGGGGGCGCAGCAACTTCAAGCCAACACCAACCTTGGCATCGGCGACCCGACCATCGATTTCGTGGCGGCGTTCAACGCTGGACTGGCGTAAGGTAAAATGCTCACGGGCAATATCAGCGATCTCGCTGGTGCCGTGGCGCGTGAGTTAAAAACCGTCAAGGCGTCGATCAACGCCTTGACTCCATTGCCTATTCGCGTTGGCGACAGGACGCCGGCTCCGCCGGAAAGTCGCCATTTGATGATATTCTCGACCATCGACAAGGTCCCATTATTTTGGAACGGAACCTTCTGGGATTCATTTTCGCATCCTCGCAAGTCAAGAAGTATTTTGAGCCGCGTGTCAGAATTCTTGACAAAAATGGTTAACGGTGGCAAAATTCCAGGCATCGATTGACACCCCTCCCGATACCCGGTGGGTCAACATGGTGTCAGTTTAACCAGCACGGGGTGCTAAGTAAACATGCCTGACATTATTTTTCCGAATCGGGAATCCCTTCCCGAGGAGTTGCGTGCGTTCGCCAAGGACGTCGAGGGCGGCAACGGCGTCGTTGTCAATCTGGTCGCCAACGACAAGCTGAAGGAATTCCGCGAGAACAACATCAAGGTCTCGAAGGAGCGCGACGATCTCAACGCCATCGTGACCCAGGTCAGGACGATCTTCCCTGACTTCGAACCCAGCACCGTTTCGAAGGAGCTGGAAGAGCTGCGCGCCACCCAAAAGCGCGTCAAGGATGGTCAGCTCACCGAGAGCAAGGCCATCGAAGAGGCGCTTTCCGAGCGCACCAAGCAGATGAAGCAGCAATACGAAACCGACCTCGCGACGCGCGCGCGGGAAGCCAAAGATGCGCGCGACCGCGCTGCGATCCTCGATCAGCGTATTCGTCAGCAGGCCGTCAAGCAGGCCGTCCTCGGCGTCGTCATGGACGAGAAATCCGGCGTCGCGCCGTCAGCCGTCGACGACATCGTGGCGCGCGCCTACGGCGTGTTCCACGTCGAGAACGATGGCGAGCGTATCGTTCCCAAGATCGGCGACAGCATTCTTTATGGGCCGGACGGCACGACCGCGATGTCGCCAGCCGAGTGGGTTCAGTCCTTGAAGGACAAGTCGCCGCATCTGTTCCGCCAGTCGAGCGGCGGCGGCGGCACTGGAACCGGCGGCGAGAAGCGCTTCGGCGGCTTCAGCGCCCAGGAGTTCCAGAAGCTCAGCCCCGAAGAAAAGCTGCGCATCGCCAACGAGCAGGTCCGCCCAGCCAATTATCGCTGATCACCACGCGGCGATTAGCGACCCTAATCGCCGCATTTTCTGCGGAGGTTTCGACATGCCATTGACTTCAATCGAAGCCTCCAAACTCGGCGGCAAGAGCGGTGGCAAGACCACCAAGTCTCCGAAGGTAAAACCGCCCGCCAAGAAGAAGCCCTCGAAGAAGAAATGATCCCGATGATTCCTCCCGTCAAGCATTACCTGACGCCCACCATCGGGCGCACCGTTCTTTATCGGCTGTCGGCTGACGACGCCGTGAAGATCAACAAGCGCCGCGCCGACGCGCGCGCCAATCTCGACAATCACCGCGTCGCCGCCAACGGCGTGCAGATTCACGTCGGCAATTCCGCCTCCGAAGGCCAGGAGCTGCCGATGGTGATCACCGCCGTGTGGGGTAACACGCCGGATTCGCTGGTCAATGGTCAAGTGGCCTTGGACGGCAACGACATCTTTTGGGCGACCAGTGTCGGAGCCGGAGAAGGACCCGGCACGTGGTCGTGGCCTCAACGGAGCTGACATCACATGGTGCATTTTCTCCTCGGCAAGACTGTCATCTACACCATCACCGCCGATGACGCTGCGGCGATGAACCAACGCCGACCGCACCCGCTCGCCGAAGTTAGCGAAGGGGAAGTCTATCCGATGATGATCATGGCTGTCGTCGGCGGTGATCCGAATGGGCTCGACGCCAGCGCCGCAGTCGTCAACGGCATGGTGTTCCCTGATGGATGGGATCTACATCGCGTCGTTGGCGTAAAAGCTGGCAGCGGTCCTGGCACCTTCGCGCTAAACTAGGATTCCACAATGACCGATTGGCATCGAGTAGTCCTGGCGATCTCGCCGCACGCAAAACCCAGCATCGTGTCGATGGTCGCCGACCACGCCGACCGTGTGTTCGCGAAATATAACATCAACACGCCGCGCCGGCAGGCGCATCTACTCGCGCACATGGCGGTGGAGTCGCAGGGCTTCACCCGTTTGCACGAGGACTTGGACTATTCGGCGCAGCGGCTGCATGAGGTGTGGCCTTCACATTTCTCGTCCGTAGAGGCGGCGTCAAATTATGCCCACAACCCAAAAGGCATTGCGCTGAAGGTCTACGGCGACCGTATGGGTAATCGCCCAGGAACCATGGACGGTTGGACTTTCGCCGGCTCTGGGCTGCTTCAGGAGACCGGGCGTGAGAACGTCGAGCGTCTCGGTAAGAAGCTCGGCGTGACCGCCGAGCAAGCGGCGATCTGGTTGACCGATCAAGACCACGCGCTGGAATGCGCCGTCGCGGTGTTCATCATCGTTGGCGCACTGCCATACGCCGACAAAGACGACATCGTCGGTTCGACCAAGCACGTGAATGGTGGCGAGAACGGTCTGGCTGATCGGCGCTCGGCGCTAAAGCGTGCCTATGCCGCGCTGAAGAAGTTCGCCTCGGCCCAGGAGGAAACTCCGGAGGAAGAGGACACTCCGGTCGAACATACGCAAGAGCTGTCGAAGGCCGACGTGCGCGCTGTCCAAAAGCGCCTCAAGGAACTTGGCTTCTTTCCTGGCACCGTCGACGGTAGTCTCGGCTCGCTGACTCGTTCAGCCATCCGCGACTTCCAGGACGCCAATGGACTCAAGACCGATGGGCAGCTCGACGAAGCCACGCGCGAAAAACTCAGCTCGGCGATCACCTCGCCGAAGGTGATGGACGACGACCGCGCCAACGCGACGGTCGACGATCTGCGCCAGGATGGTTCGACGACCATCGCCTCCGCCGACGCGTCAACGAACGCGCTCACCAAGATCGGAACGACCGGTGCCGGCGCGCTCGCCGTCGCCTCGACCATCAACGACAACGTGCAGTCCGCCAAGTCCATCGTCACCGACAATGTGTCGGCGCTGACGTGGTTCACCGACCATTGGCAGTTGCCGGTCCTGGTCGTGCTCGTGAGCGTCGCCGGCTACTTCATCTGGCGTGCATATCAGGCTGCTGAAGCAGTCCGGCAGCAGCGCCTGCAAGATCACCAGTCCGGGGCTCACCTCGGGCGATAACGCCTCCTCCCTCCCGACAGGAGTTCGCTGTGTCTCATAGGAAGCTTCATGTAATCGCGGTCATCGCCAATCCGATTGGATGGGCGAGCCGCATCGCCCTGGCGCGTCTCGCCATCGAGGATTGGCTCACCGACCCACACGTCCATGTCCATCTCGTCGAATGCGTCTACGGCGCGCGTCATCACGATCTAGCCGATCTCAACGACCACCCACGCGTCACGCATATTCCGGTGCGTGCGACAACGCTGGTGTGGAACAAGGAATCACTGATCAATCTCGGCCTGTCGCGCCTGCCGGAAGACGCCTATTACGTTGCGACGCTCGACGCCGACATTCAGTTCCGCCGCAAGGGTTGGGGCCTCCAGGTCATCCGCGCGCTCGATCTCTATCCGGTCGTGCAGCCCTGGGACAAGTGCTACGACCTCGGCCCCAACGATGAACATATCGCGACGCATTCCTCGTTCGCCAGTGTGTTCCATTCCGGTCAGCCGGTGACGCCGACCGGCCCGAAGTTCTGGCAGTCCGACGCCGGTCCCTATGTCTATCCACACTCCGGTTTTGCTTGGGCCTACACGCGTGATTTTCTCGACAAGGTAGGAGGCTTGATCGAGGTCGGCGGCATGGGTAGCGGCGATCATCACATGGCGCTGGCGCTGGTCGGGCAGGTTGACAAGTCGGTGCCGGGCAACGCGCACCAGAATTACATCGACGTGCTGAAGCGTTGGGAATCCCGGGCTCTCATTCACGCCAATCAGAAGATCGGCTTCGTGCATGGCACGCTTGAGCATCTGTTCCACGGAGCAAAGAAGAAGCGTGGCTATGTTTCCAGGTGGGACTTATTCATCGAACATAACTTCGACCCGCTCAGCGATTTGAAGCGCAACACTTATGGCGTGCTGGAATTCGCTGGCAACAAGCCTGCCTTGGAGCGCGCATTCGACCGTTATCTAAGGTCCCGTGATGAGGATGCAAATAGCATCGCGTAATGTCTAAGTCGTGGGCTAAACAAAAACGCGCTACGGACCCAGCTTTTGCTGAGTCCGAGCGTCAGCGATGCCGAGATTGGTATGCGCAGAATAAAGATAAGAGGAAGGAATATGACCAGGCTAGAAAGCCCGCCGTAAATGCTCGTCTAAAGAAGCGCCGTCAAGAAGATGCATATTTCAGAACTGTTACAAATTTGCGAAGCTATTTCCGCAACGTGCGTGACCGCCGCGGTGGTGCTAAGGACGACAGTGTTATTGACCTTCTAGGATGCTCGGTGACCGAGTTAATGGAGCATCTTGCCTGGAAATTTGAGAAAGGAATGACTTGGGATAACTACGGTGAGTGGCATATCGATCACATAATTCCGTGTGCATTTTTTGACCTTGATGACCAAGAACAGCAGAAAATGTGTTTCCACTACACCAACCTCCAACCGCTGTGGGGCACCGACAACGTCAGAAAGAGTGACACGGTTTATGAGCACCTTATCTGATTTTGAGCCGTTTGCTATATTGCTTGACTTTTTTCGTAATTATCCTTAACATTCACTTAATCGATAAAGAGCGGCGGGGTCGCTTTTTTGTCAACCACGGCATGACAAAAGGAGCACACCCCATGCCCATCACCCTGATCGAAGCCGCGAAGCTGAATAGCAGCGACATCAAGCGTTCCGGCGTCATCGAAATGTTCGCGATGACGGCCCAGCTTTTGAACGTCCTCCCGTTCGAGGACATCCCGGGCGGCAGCCTGTCCTACAACATCCAGGGCGAAATGCCCGGCGTCTCGTTCCGTGGCTACAACGAGGGCTACAGCGAGTCGACCGGCATCATCAATCCTGCGGTCGAGCGCCTCTATATCGCGGGCGGCGATCTGGACGTCGATAAGGCGTTGCTGAAGACGCACGGCTATGGCATCCGCGCCACGAACGAGAACGAGAAGGTCAAGGCGCTCGCGATGCACATCAGCGACCGTCTGATCAACGGCGACACGCAGGCGAACCCGCGTGAATTCGACGGCCTCAAGGTGCGTATCACCGGCTCGCAGCTCTTCGTCGCCAACGGCGGCTCGACCGATGGTCCGCTCTCCCTGGAGACGCTCGACGCCGCGATTGACCTCGTGGACAATCCGACCGGCATCGTGCTGTCGAAGGCCATGCGCCGTAAGCTGACGAAGGCTGCGCGCAGCAACGTCGGCGGCGACATCTCCTACGAGACGGATACCTGGGGCCGTCAGGTCGCCAAGTATAACGATCTCCCCCTGATCATTGTCGATTACAATGAGAAGGGCTCCCGGGTCATCGATTGGAACGAGGTCGGCCCGTCCGCCGGCTCCGCGACCAATCAGTCGATCTACATCCTGAGCCTCGGCTCCAACCGCGTGCTGGGCCTCCAGAACGGCACCATCGAAGTGAACGACCTCGGCGAGCTTCAGGCCCTGCCGGTGTTCCGCACCCGCGTCGAATGGCTCGTCGGCCTCGCCATCATGCATGGTCGCGCCGCCGCTCGTATTTGGGGCATCGCCAACGCGGACGTGACGGAGTAATTCGGCTGGCGGCGCGAGAGCGCCGCCGCCTTCTCCATCGTCAGAAAACCTAGAAGGAACTTGTCAAATGGCCCGTATGAACGGTCGCTCTCGCTTTCCCATCGACGCTGCTTTGATCCTGCATGACGCGGGTCTCGCGGCGCTCTCCGCCTCCACCACGTTCGCGCTCCAGAAGCTCGCTCAGACCGGCGCGTATTGGCAGAACCCTCCGGACGCTCGCGACGGCGATCTGTATGTGGTCGGTCACGTCGAATCGGTCAGCGGCTCGCCGACCGGCGTCAGCATCGACATCTATGTCTACGACGACGCCAGCTCGACCAATCCGGTCCTCGCGGATTCGCATCCGGTCGTGAACGGCGAATGGTTCGAAATCCCGGTCGATCAGCTTTCGCTCCTGCGCGAGCACCCGACCAAGACCTATTGGGCTCCGAAGCTGACGATCGCCGGCGGCACGTCGCCCACGGTTGGCGCGTTCGTCTATCTCGCGCCCGACTGGAAGTAATCCTAAGCGCCTAGCGCGCTTTGGTCGAAAAAGGGGCGGGCGGCAAAACCGCTCGCCCCTTTCTTTTTCTCAAACCCCGGTAGCAAAAGATGTCGAAGACCAAGATAGCCCCGATTGGCGACAACCGTAATCAGGTCATCTCCGTGTGGGACACGGAAGGCAAGGAACACAAGCACACCCGCACCAATGCCCATGAGCTGGTGCGTCATTTGCGATACACGCTCGACGCCAAGGAAGGCGAGAAGCGCCGCGCCAAGCCGGTAGCTCCGGTCGTCCTGATCAATGATGGCAAGCCGAAGCCGCAAGTTGAAACTCCGACCCCGGTGGTCGAGCCGGTCTGGGAAGACCTCACCACGATTCCGAAGGATGTGCTGCGCAAGGCCGCGCAGTTCTTGAAGATCGCCGACATCGACGGACGCTCCAGCGAGAAGCGCATCGCCGTCGCGCTCGACACCGCGCTCGATCAGCGCCTGACGGCGAGTGGCGATTTCGCCGGCTCCGAACCTGTCGCGCAGAACGCCAGCGAGGAAGCGAAAGCCGCCGCGCTGATCGACGCCATCTCCCGCCGCCGCCGCGCCTATTCGCTCGCCGCCGTCAGCGTTGGCGTGTCGTTCACCGATAGCACCACCATCTCCCAGGTGGTGACGTCCATCGCCGCGCTCGTCGCCGAACCAGTCGCCGCCCCCACGGAGTAATCAGCCATGACGGACTACACGAAGGTCTATGCGCCGGGCACCGGTGAAATGTTCGAGGTCCCGCACGAGCGCGCGTCGCAATTGGTGCTGAATCACGGCTGGTCCAAGCAACCCCTCGTGAAGTCCGCCCCAGCGACGCCAACGCCGGCTCCAGTCGCGCCGACGCCTCCGCCCGCTGCTCCGGTAGCGCCGACGGCTCCGGTCGCTCCAGCGCCGCCAGCGGTCGCCCATGATCTGGCTGACCCTCACTATGCGACCATCCGCCTGAACTAAGGCGGATGTCCACCAAAACAGCCAAGGCGGCGACCGATGGCCGGTGATAAGAAGCCTGTCCTTGTTCTGACGAGCGACACCTTGAAGAATCTTGGTGTCGCTTTGTCAATCTGCATGACGCTGTTCGGCGTGATCAAGTTCGCTGTCGCCAAGATTGTTGAATATGATTCGCACGCGGCGCGTATCGCCAAGCTCGAAGCTCGCGACTCGGCTGTCCATGCGCTCGCCGATAACGCGAAGATTGCACAAATTCAGGTAGACGCCAACAAGGGCGACATAGCTGGCCTCAAGGTTAAGATCGACGGCATGACCGTTGACATCACCAATCTCAGGTTGAGCGACGAGCGCATTCGCACGCTCCTGGAGAAGAAGAGATGAACTATCGCTGGCCAATAGGATTCTTCTTCGCACTTGTCGCAATTCCGTTCGGAGCTGTCTGGTTTCTGACAGAGGGACCAAAAACGCTCGACCGACTTGATCCAACCTACAGTGTCACTCGCGTCGGCGGCGTGATGGAGAACGATCTCGGGTTAGAAATTCGAGATATAACTTTCACGAAACGTCATGAATGTCAATCAGATGGAGTGATTTACCTATCCGGAACCTATTCAGAAGATCGGAATAATTCCGAAGTGCTGATGCTCGCCGAGCAGGGAGTTCTCGACAACCCATTGGTTTTGAAGCCAATCGTGAGCGCCGGACAAAGCTTCGAGGTTCCGAGGATGCAGGTGATTGTATCCAAGGGACTCCTCGCCAAGCTGACAAAATTCCGATTCATGATTCCATGTAAGCGTCGGTTTGTAGGCGATATTCGTGCCTATACGAACTCGGTAGTTCTGAACTGACGAATCAGCTTTCGACACAGTCCAAACAAATTTTGTCAAGCTAAGGAATTCCTCTATTGCCAGCTCGGCTGTTTAGGGATATATCGACGCCTCAGTCAGGATGGTTGTCATTTCGAGCCATCGGCGTTAGGAGGTTTGACGAAAATGGGAAATGGGTCTATTATGGTTAACGAAAGCTCGACCGAACGCTCCATCTCCGTGGTCGAGGAAAAATTGGCGTCAAACCTGGGGAGGCTCAACACCTTAGAAGACCTCTTCTCCTCCTCCCTGCTATCCGCCACCAAAGCCCACGAAACCATTGACCGAGCGCGTGATTTGCTCGGCAGCATCGCGCTCTCCTTGACCGAAGCAGAGGAGGCGCTTACGGAGTAATCATGGACGACGCTGTGTTCGATCCGGCGACCACCCTCTCTGAAAAGGCCCGCCGTCGCCAAGAACGCAAAGCCAACCGCCGCAAGCCTCCAACGCAGCAGAAGGACCTAACTCCCCGCACCTACAATCAAAAGGTGCTACTCGAATCGCTTTCAAACTATCCGGTTGTTTTCGCCATTGGCCCCGAGGGAACCGGGAAGACCTACCTTCCCGCTCGGGTCGCCATGCGGAACCTGATCTCTCCGCATTCTCAGATCGACAAGATTTACATCACCCGCCCCACCGTCGCTCAGAAACGGCACGTCCAGGGCTTCCTGCCGGGAGGGTCGGCGGCGAAGAACAAGCCCTGGCTCATTCCGATCATGGACGCCTTCCGCGACGAGGTGTCGCAGGCGCAGATCGACAAGCTCACCCAGGAAGGCAAGATCGAGATCGTCCCGTTCGAGTTCATGCGCGGGCGGACGTTCCACAATGCCGTGGTGCTGCTGGACGAGGCGCAGAACTGCACCTTCTCCGACCTAAAGCTGTTCATCACCCGCACCGGCGACAACGCCGCCATCGCGATCTCTGGCGACTATTACCAGTGCGACATCGAGGACTCCGGTCTCGAACGCGTGACCAACATGGTCTCCCGCCACGACCTCAACGCCGCCGTCGTCGAATTCGGCGAGGACGATGTGGTCCGCTCGGAGGTGTCAGCCGAGTGGGTCAAGGCGTTCTATCGGGAACTCCGCCGTCCTCATTGAGCCGGCATGCTAGGTTTCTTGACCGTTGCCTGTTCTAGTGATAGGATGCTAATCGACACGGCCTCTCCCTCTACTCTGACGAGCATGGAGGGGTCTTCTTTCAGAGGACTGATCGCCTGAGATAGCCTCTACCCGCCTGATGAAGGTCCGTGCGCAATGCAGGGTAAGCGGTTGGCGAGTTCAATTATGTGAGGTCGCCATGTCCGTCTTCCGCCTAGAAAATCCACTTCCCGCGTTGACGGCTGGCATCCCTGTCTCCTTCGAGCTTGGCTTTGGTGGATACACGCCATGGAGTTTCGTGCTCACGGCGGGCACGGTGCCAGTTGGGTTGTCGTTCGATCCGGTCACGGGAATCCTTAGTGGGACGCCACAGGTGCCTGGGCCTTATGATTTCACGATCACCGGCACGGACTCTTCGACCCCCACGCCGACCGTCTCCACCTTCGAATACACCGGCACCATCTCCGCGCCAACTGTCTCCGCCACGCTCGGCGCGCTTGAAGCAGGCGAGCCGCTGGTGCCATACAACGTGGTTGGCGCGCCAGCGATGCCATACCAGTTGGCGGTGCCTTACAGCTCGATTATCAACGCCGGCACGCTACCGGACGGTCTCGATCTTAACTCAAAAACCGCGACCCTTTCCGGCACGCCGACAACGCCCGGGCCTTATGACTTCACCGTGCAGGTCACCGACGCCAATGGCGTCGTCACGACCGTCGAATTCACCGGCACGATCACCGGCATCCTACTGGTCGTCGAGGACGGCTCGGTCGTCCTGGGCGCGAACAGCTATCTGTCGATCTCACAGGCGAACGCCATCCTGTCACTGGAGCCGCTCGACCTCACTACCTGGAACGCGCTGAGCGCGACGCGCCAAGCACAATATCTGATTGCCGCGACGCGCTGGCTCGACGACAAGGTCATCTACACCGGCGACCGCACGACCGACCCACGCCATCTCTACCTTATCAACCACCGCAACCCGCCGCGTGAGCAGCCGCTGGGCTGGCCCCGCCGTGGCGCGCAGGACCGCGAGCGGCATCGCATCCGCGAGGACATAGTTCCCCAGCAGATCACGCGCTGCACGGCGCTGGTCGCCAACTATCTGCTGACCTCCAATGACGAGGACGAGACGCAGGCAGGCATCCGCCGCTTTCGCAGCGACACCTTCGAGATCGAATATCAGCAGGGCTGGTGGCAGTCGCCAGCACCTCCATGGTTGAAGTTCGCACTGTTCGGTTTGGGTCAGCCAGCCAATGAGATTGGCTTCAAGAAGATTCGGAAAGCATAATGGGACTCCAGTCACTCGGTCGCGCTCAAATGAAGAAGATGCGCAAGCTGGCGAAGCCCGGCACCAAGCTGGTGACCTTCAAGCTCTATGATTCCGTCACCTATAATCCTGACACTGGCACAGCGTCGGAGCCAGACTTCGAGATTGCCTTCGACGTGTTCTGTGACAAGGGCGCTACCCAGGAGACCAAGAGTGGGTCAATCGTCACGACCGACTATGTCTTGACCTTCGAGGAAGGGCTACTCCCGCGCCGTATGTTGACCCAGGACGAGGTTGTGATCGACGGCGTGCTTTACAAAGTCAAGAGCGTCGATGGTGATCCAATTGGCTGTGGCATGAAAGTCGGCGTGGAGATGGCGTAACGTGATCGAGCTGGAGATCAACGACGACAAGTTCCTCAAGGGACTGCAAGGCTGCCTGACGGAGATCGAAGCCTGTGTCGGCGGTCGCGTCAAAGAGATCGTCACCTACATCGACCGCAAGGCGCATGAGCGCACGCCGGTCTACACCGGGCAGGCTGTGCGGAACATGGTCTGGTCGGTAGGGCAGGGTGGCTCCAGCGAGCTACCGGCGATTGAGAACCCAGCCGAGACCGGTCACACCTCTGACATGGGGCTCGGCGAGGAACCTCGTCGACACGCCAATCAGGAAGCCGCCCAGGAGACGTTGAAGGCGCTTGACTTCGGCAACCCATTCCAGACCTTCGTGATGACGAATGCGTCGCCGGATATTGGATTGATCGAGGATGGAGCTGCCGGTCTACCCGGAAAGTCGCGCGCGCCGAACGGGGTCTTCGCCATCACCATGGCGGAGGTAATGAACAAGTTGAAGGCTGGAGCACCGCTGCAATGAGCACGCCCATTGGAGATTTCGACCGGCTGATGGAGCAGACGTTCTTTGCTGGTGTCAACGCCAACTTCCCTGGAACGAAGATTTACACGCCGAACGCCAAGTGGATCGAACCGATGAACCAGAACTGGTTCGCGTTCCACGTTTTGTCCGGCGACACCTTCAACGCCAACATTGGTCGGCAGAAGGTAGAGCGCACGACGGTCGTGCTGCATATCTCGGTCTACGCTCCGGTCGAAACCTTCGAGCGCACAGCGAAAGAGATGGCGGAGACCGCCGCGCGTTGGTTCGCCAACAAGGACTTCCGCGTCGATATGTTCCAATACGCGAACTTCCGCGCGCCGAACATCAAGAGTTCGCCTGACCCAAAGAGCGGAAAGTATCGGATCATCGCCACGGTCCCGGGGCATCGAGACGTGAATGTGAGCTGATCAGTGAAGCTTGCGGACTGACACAACGCGTTCGATGCGCGTGAGGTCCTCGATTTGCACAACGTAAGCCTTCACCTCGCAGGTGTCTCCGTCGTGGCAGGTGGTGAAAATCTTACGCGACGCTGGCTCGTCGCTGAGAACAATGCAATCTCCGACCTCGCTGTCCATCGACCCATGAATTACCTTTCCGCGACAAACGTGTTGATGCAGCGGCCCGACCTCAACGGCTGCGGCGACTGGTGAGGTTAGCAGAGCGAATGCGGCGACAACCAGAAACTGTTTCATTCCATCCTCCAATTATGATTGCCGACGATGAATAGCATAATTTTGAGCCGTTTTGCTAGTTTCCTTGACAAAAAGAGTCATTAACCTTAACATTCCCTTTAATGATCTCGGTCTGTCCGCGCGGGGCGCGGCATCAGCCATCCCCCGCTCTCAAGGAGACCGCCCGTGTCCTTTTCCACTTTCGCTCAGTCCAATCGCGCCAAGCTGGCCTATCTCGCCGAGACGGTCTGGGCGCAGACGCCGACGTCCGGCGCGCCGCGCGAGATGCGCATTAAGACTTCCAAGCTCGCGCTGAAGAAGGAGACCAAGACGTCCGACGAGATTCGCGCGGATCGCATGATCCCGTCGATCATCGAAGTAGGCGCGGCGTCCGAGGGCGAGATCGATTTTGAATTCAGCGCCGGTGCGATTGACGACTTCCTTGCGGCCTTCGTCTATGGCCAGTGGTCGCGTCCGCAGACGATGGACTTCTGGGAAGGCAACGTCTCGATCACCGCCAACAACACGATCAAGATTTCGTCCGACACGGACTACTCCACCTATCTCGTGGTCGGTCGCTACATCAAGACCGAAGGCTTCACCAAGCCATCGAACAACAACTACCTCACGATCAGCGCCGTGGCGTTCGCCGGTGGCGTTACCACGATCACGACCGTCGAATCCTCGCTGGTCGCCGAAGCCGCGTCGGCTTATACGAAGCTGCTCGACGCCAACGACGTGTTCGTGAAGGGCAACAGCTATATTCGCTTCGGCACCGGTGGAGCGTCGACCATCGACTCGAATGGTCACAACGCGTTCTCGGCGGCGATTGCGGCTGGTCAGATCAAGATCGGTCAAAAGATTCACGTCGATGGGGCCGGTTTCGACCAGGGCACGATCACTTACACCGCCGCCGCCGCCAGTGGCGATACGGTTACGATCAACGACAGCGTGAAGCAGATCACGCTGGCAGCGGTTGTCCAGACCAGCGCCGACAGCATCGTGTTCACGCCAGGGGCGGACCAGACGGCGACCGTCGCGGCCCTCACCAGCGCGATCAACGCTGCCTACGCGGAAGGGTTGATCAACGCAGTCGCGCAAGCTTCGAGCGGCATGCTGACGGTGTTCAATCTGGAAGCCGCCGGCGGCTCGCTCAGCAAGACCGAGACCGGTTCCGTTGCGACCGTCGCGAACTTCTCGGGTGGCGATGACTCCATTCGTGGGTTCTTCACGGTCACCAGCGTCGCCAACGACGTGCTGGGCGTGACGCCGCAGCCCGCCACCAACGCCAACAGCGGTGCGTTCCCGGTCACCGTCAAGGGCTCGATGCTGCGTAATCCGCATCGTCCGCAGGACTTCGTGACGCAGAGCTTCTCCATCGAGACCTCCTACGAGGACGTGAATCAGTTCTTCATCAACAAGGGCCTGCGCGTCGGTCAGTTCGACCTCAACATCGCGTCGCGTGAAATCGTGACCGGCAAGGTGAACTTCAAGGGCGAAGGTATGTATCGTCAGGTCGGCGGCGCGTCGCTGTTCGACAACTCGCCTTACGTCTCGAAGGTCTCGACGCCCGGTCAAGTGCTCTCCGCCACGACCAATGTCGGCTCGTTGACTCACAACGGTGTGCCTTTGGCGACGGCGATCAAGTCGATCACGATCCAGGGCGACGCCGCACTGCGCGAGCAGACTGCGGTTGGATTCAAATTTCCTGTCGGCATCGGTGTGGGCCGCTTCAAACTGAGTGGAAAGGTCGACGCTTACTTTGAGGATGGTGCGCTCTTCGACGAGTTCATCAATCACTCGACCGTCTCTCTCGGATGGGATTTCACCGATCTAGATCAGCAGCACTACTTCGTGACTATTCCAGCGGTGAAGTTCACGGAAAATCCGTTGAGTCCTGGGTCGATCGATCAAGATGTCATGGAGAATTTGAGCTGGGAAGCGCAGAGAGATCCAAATCTTAATGCAATAATTCAGTTCGACCGATTCAGCTCGACGAAGACGCCATCCGCCGCCGCCTAATAGATTGCCTAGTCCTACGGGACTAGGCTCAACCTGCGATCCCGATCATGGCTGAACTTCATGAACTCTCGCGCGAGAAGGGCGAGTCCGTTGTCGGGGCGGGCTCGCCCACCACTAAAGTATGCTCAAAATGTAATCAACATAAGACTCTTGAACATTTTTATAAGCAGGCGTCGTGTAAATACGGGGTCCGTCCTGATTGTAAGGAGTGTAATTCTAAAAAGGGTAGAGAATATCACCACTCACATAAGGATTCAGTAAGGATTACGTCAGCTAAATATCGTTCAGAAAATAGGGATAGGTTAAACGCGCGTTCACGAGACTATTCTTTTGAAAATAGAGATGCAATAAGGGCTAGGCAGGCTGCCGATAGGATAAATAATGTAGAAAAGCATCTTTTAAATAGTGCTTTAAAAAGAGCTAGGTCGAAGAATCTGCCATTTAACTTAGATCAATCTGATATTATCGTTCCAGAGATTTGTCCAGTTCTTGACATACCAATCAAAAAAGGAACTGGTAAGGTGTCTGGAAATTCCCCTACGCTTGATAGAATAAAACCAGAGCTGGGCTATGTGAAGGGTAATGTAGTTGTGATCTCTCACAAAGCCAACTCAATAAAGAGTAACGCAACGTCCGACGAAATTCTCAAGGTTGGGAACTGGCTCGCCAACCTTGGATACTAATCCTGACAGAGCCGCATGAAATGTGAAGGAAAATACCCGATGGCACGTCTTTCCGACATCTATAGTTTCGACCGCGAAGCGTTCGAATCCGGCACCTGGGTCCAGATCGGCAACGGAATTTCCGTGAAGGTTAGGAGCCCGCAATCGGCTCACTCGAAGGCCATTCGCCGCAAGCTCGAAGCGCCTTACGCCGCCTTGACGGCGCGCGGTAAGGACCTTCCTGAAGATATTGCGGAATCAATCCTGATCAAGCAGCTCTCCGAGTCGTTGATCGTGGACTGGAAGGGTATCGAGGACGACGACGGCGAGCCGCTCGAAGCGACCCCGGAGAACATCGAAAAGGCCCTGCGACAGTTCCAATTCTTCCGCGACGACGTCGGCAGCGTGATCGCGACGCGCGACACCTACAAGGCGAAGACGACCGAGGCCGACCTGGGAAAGTAACGGCTTGGCTTGAAGCTACCCTCCTCCGGATGAATTCGGAGGAGGGTGCCACCTCAAAAGATGCGTGGCTGAAACAGCTTGAAGCTGAGGGTATCAAAAAGAAATCAGTCAGGCCGGTCAAAGAAAAGGCAGAGGTTACAGTCGAAGTCCCTGCCAGACTTTTATGGGTGACCTCGGCGTTCGTAGCATTATCGCGAACCAGACTTGTTGTGGAGACCGGACCACAACCGATGACCTTCTCCGACATCCTCGCATATTGCGAGTTGATGCAGATCATCGACGAAGAAGATCGGCGTGATTTGGTCTACTTCCTCACTGAACTCGACATCATCTATCTCCGCCACTCTCACGCCAAGATCGAGCAAGGTAGAGAGAAAGCGGAACGTGAGGCCCGGCAAAAGGCTGATCGCGAACGTCGGAAAAGGTAACCTCAATGTCGGACTCCCATAGCATCCAGGTATCAGTTGACGCTTCCCAGGCGAAGCGTGAACTCGTCGCGCTTGGGCAGTCCATCGGAGCAGTCGGCACCGCGCTGAAGGGGCTCTCGTCCTCTTCAGCCGGCGGTGGTTTCGACAAGCTCGCTCAGCAAGTAAATCAACTCTCGTCCGGCTTCGACAAGTTGAAGTCGATCAGCAGCCTTTCCAGCATCAGCCGCGAGATCAATCAGATCAGCTCGGCGATGGGCGGACTGCGCGCGCCGAACGCCGCAGCCATCACTGGCATCAACAATCTGTCGAACGCACTGCACCGCCTGTCCGGAGTCCGCGTCGGTAGTCAGATCGGTTCCGACCTCTCCGCGCTCAGCGGTAGCCTAAATGGCTTCAAGGTTCCAGCCGCCGCGACGAATAACCTGACGCGGCTCATGAACGTGCTGCACAACTCAAAGATCGACCCGCACCTCGCGCAAGGTCTGACAGGGCTCGGCTCGGTGCTTGGCAATCTGAAGATGCCAACCAGCGCCACGATCACCAACCTGGAGCGCCTGCTGAAGGTTCTTGGCTCCGCCAACGCTAATGCGGTCGCTGCGTCGGCGCGCGCCATCAACGAGCTGCACAGCAACACCATCGACGTCAAAAATCCGAAACAGCGCCCGCCAGCCCCTCCAAAGCCACCAGCTAGCGGAGGTGGTGGTGTGTGGGCTTCGATTGTTGCTGCGATGGGCGGCGTCAAGGGTCACGCCGCCGGATTGACCGGCGAGATGCGCGGACTGGAGAACGCCTTCTCGGCGTCCTATCAAGCGGCGTCGCTGTTCCGCACGGCGGTCGGCGCGATCACGCTTGGCGAATTGTCGTCGTCGATTCTCGAAGCCGGCAACCGATTACTGAACTTCAAGATCGGCTTGGACTCCGTCGCCACGTCTCATGGCGAGGTCGCGGAGCAGCTTGCGTTCGTGCGTAAGATGGCTGACGAGACCGGCGGTAGTCTCGAAACGCTGCTTCCCGCCTATCAAAAATATGCTGGCGCGACGCGCTCGCTCGGCG